TTTAGGTGTGTAAGTTGAATCTGATCAGCAAATGGAATCATTCTTCTAACCAAGGACTCTATATTACCCTTGTATAATCTTGGAGCATGTGCCACATAGTTTGGCATGGCACTCTGAGATGCTGACTTTGGTCTTACCATGTTTCTAGCCATCTCCCATTTAAGAAGTATATTAGATCCACCAACAAGAATCCCGTCATACCATACCTCTCTTGGGGCCTCTATTATTTCAAAAGGAACACCATCCCCTGTTGGAGGATTAAATGTGTCTCCCTTTCTTATGACTCTCTCTCCACCATTCTCTAATATTTTCTTTTTCCAAACAAATCTCTTACTCGTCTTGTAGTTGAAGTACATAAGTGTGACAACCTCATTTAGGAATGCGTCGTCCTGATAGTTTCTTATGATTGGAAAGTAATTATTCCATGCAGAACTAGAGTTCTTTATCTCTGTAAGCTGCTCATCAGTAAGGTCTGGATTTATCTTTAAAAGTTCTGTGTAATGTACCTGCTTAACCTCACCGAAGTAGTAGCAGTCTGAAAAGTCCTCCTTCTCAGTATAACTGTGTATCCAGTTAGCTGGATCTACGTAGTCCACATTAACACCGTCATTGACAAGGAACTCATGCTTCATGACACCAATACCTATTGTGGTTACGTCGTAGTCAAAGTTCTTTTTAACCTCGTCAAACTTGTTCATCTTAAGTATGGTATCTATGGCAACCTCCTCAGCTATCTCTATACCAGGCTTGTAGTTTATCTGCATGTATAAAGAAAGCTCCTGATCATCAGCTGGAAGCTCATTTGGATCCATGTTAAATGCATTGATACCAAACTCCTGCTTTGTCATCTCCAAGAAATCCTTGGAAACCATGTCCTTCTCTATGGACTCCTGGAACTGATTCTTTTTTTCTGCAGACATCACGTCCTGAGCCTCAGCCTTAACCTTGTAAAGCCTGTCATTCATTCCGTTTACAACAATATCTACAAACTTAGGTATGATAGGAATAGGACTCCAGTCTAGGTTTAACATAGACATGTCACCATTTATAGCTAACTCATCCTTATACTTCTGAACAGGCTGCTCACCTCTAGCATAAAGTCTTAATCTGTGGTACTCTCCCCATTGGTCATAAAACCTACAAGAACTTCCCTTTCTTTTAAACCACTCACCCTCTATAGCCTTAGCCACACTAAGTCCATACTTCTCTGAAGATTTTTCTTCGTCAGAAGCCATCTGATTCGGGAAGGGTAATTGATTAATTATTACTGAAGGTTTCTCCATTACTTTATTATTTCGCTTCTATTACCACGATTATCATATCTTACAAATTTAATACTTATTTTTGATTCTTTTTTCTGTGCATTAGAAATATACTTCTTGTTTGCCATTATTGCAAGACCTGAGCTTATAGAGGCATCGTATTTAGTCCTATTATTTATCTCAAACTTGGCCCAATCTTCAAGAGTCCTAGTGAAGTACATACTACCTATATCACCAGCATCCCTATACGTACCTTCAGAGTCGAATCCAACATACTGTTCTATATAGGACTCAATAGCTGATGCGTGAGCCTGTTTTACATCCTCGCTGGTGTTAGGTATACCGCCAAGCTCTAACTCTGTCTTAGACAGTCTATTTTTATTCTTATCAGGCCTGTTCATAGAAAAACCTCTATACCCCCTGTTCTTAAAATGGTAAAGTAGTCTAGCCTTGTTATTCTCTGCAAGTATAGGCATACCATAAAATACACATGCCATCAGCACATCCTCAAAAAATATCTCTGCCGTCTTTGGTCTTGCTATATATTCAAGAAAAAACTCATTAGATGGAGCATCCTCCATATGAAACTTTGTCAAGCCATGAAGTGCACCATTAGATCCACTTCCTCCAACTACGCCAGATATATCGTATGGATCACAACCAAAAGATCCCATGTGTTCATTACCAGGATACTTAACACCTCCCCTGTTTATAATATTGTTTCTATGTTCAAAACTAGGAACCCATGACACCACAAACCTACCCTTCTTGTCAGGAGTCCATACAACAGTTGTGTCCTTCTCACCATTCTTCCAGTGAAAGTACCCCCTTGTTAGAACCCTGTCCTTTATCAATGAATCGTTATAATCTATCTGCTGGTATATCTTTGTAAGATTAAAAATTGACTGCCTTGACTCATCCCTGAATGCGTGTGACTCAGTCCTAGGGAACTGCCTGTAGTACTCGTTCAATGCATCTGGATCTGACTTAAGGGCCTCAACCTCATTGTTCCAGTACGTTATAACACCATCATCTATCATTTCACCATCGACACCTATGACTGGCTTAGATGGATCTTCAAACACAGGCCAACCATACTGATCAATATAACCCTCGTAGTTCCACTCCATTGGTATAAATAATGAATATAGACCACTCCTTGTCTGTCCGTTTGCGGATCTTACGGATGGATCACTGTCCATATACAACCTCTTAAACTGTTCACCACCCTTTGATAGTGCATTTGATGTGGATCCCATCATACACTTACCTATAATCTTGCTACCAAGCCTAAGACATGTCTTAGTTACACGCCAGTTGGTTTGAATATTATTAGGCTTAAGCCACTTACCACTCTCGTCATGCACAAGAAGTAAAAGTTTTTCACCGTCATAGCTGTTATCATCAGTGTTCTTCCAGTCAATGGTTGTGTCAAGCCCCTCTATCTCGTCATCCTTTTCCTCGTCCATATTCTTACGAGTAATCTTACTTGCAGGAACCCTGAACGCTAACTCTGTCTTTGGGTTGTCCATACCATCCTGTATCGGCTTGAAAAAGAATGGATAGTTTCTTACTATCGGTACAACCTTATCTGTAAACATCTTCTTTGCATCACTACCAGTCTTTGATAAAATACCTATCCTTGAATCCCTGGATATGGTTGCTATATTTGCACACTCCTCAGATCCCATAAATGAGAAACCAGAACGCCTGTTTTTTAGGTAGCACATTCCAAAGGATCTCTTGTCAGCCTTGCAGGCCTCCCAGAATATGTAGAATATTCTGTTTGACTCCCTGAAGTCAGGGTGACCGACATCTATCTTTGTCCACTGAAGATACATGTAATGAGATCCAGTTATATATGTAGGTGTACCATTATTCATGAACCAGTAACCATCCTCCCTCCTGTCAAACTCTTGCTCTATAAAATCTACGTATTTAGATTTAAAAAGATTATCCTTTCTGTTCCAGTCAAATATTGTTCTTATTTTAGATAACTCTTTTGGATAATCATAAGCAACCCATTTATCTTCATTTACGTCTAGCTTCTTCGGTGCTTCAGGTATAGCTATCTTAAGTCCATTTATGTCATATATATCACCTATAGTTCCATCCTTAGATATAACCACAACGTCATACTTTTTGTCATACCCATACACCCATTTCTTTGCCCTGTTTCTTGAAATCAAGGCATTCTTGCTTATGTGATCTTTTGATATTTTATATAGATTATTTTCCACGAGCCCTACCTTCTGCAAAACCATTCTTACCAGCGTCTATAACCTTGACCTGATCCTTGTCACTTTCCTCCTCCTCTATCTTGTGTAGCATAGCAAGTGCGTCATCGAATGCGAGCTTCTTTGCGGATGCTGCATTCTTCATCTTGTCTGCACTTATATCATCCTCTGCATGGGTTATTATTGGTTCCTTTAAAACCTTTATCAACTCATCTATGGCTAGTTTTGCTGCCTGTAATATTTCTACCTTTTTAGACATATATTTTTGTTGTACATCCTGTATAATATTTCCTCTCCTATCCTAAACTCATACTCACTGTCTGGAGTGAATGATATGATATCTCCATTACTTACGTAGTCTATATCATCATTCTTAAAAACCAACTCACCCCATAGCTGCTCTAAACTACCAAGCTGTGTGAACATATGGTCCTCAGACTCTATAGGTCTAACGAAGCAAAATGGTGATGGTGCATTCCAAACGTCATCTCGTTTGTATAAATAAACCTGACTTGGTTCCACTATAAATATATCATCCATCACATGATGCCAGCTACTCTTCTGTTTACCCTGCATGTCGTAGTAGTACCTAAAAACGTTGTGATGAACGATAACTATGTCCCCCTCTCGTATTGGTCCACTATAATATGTAGGCCTTGATATAACCTCTGCAAATCTGTTTGATACGGTATGATCCTCTTGAGACGAGCTTATAACAAACTCCTTACCATCATA